TACAAGAGCTTGCCCACACTCTTACACTCTATCCAAACCAAAAATATTCCTACAGATAAAGTACAAGATTATATTGGAGCATATGCGTCATCAGAATTATATAAAGCAATAAAACCTAAGCTTCCACAAATTGTTGAAGACTTAAAGATAAAAGGTAAAATTAAAGACCTAGACGAATATGAGTTCTCACTATTAGGGTATCAATATAAACATGAACCAGGTGAACAATCTGTATCTGGCAAAGGGTTCACTTATACTCAAACAGATGAACAAAAAAGATTAGAAAAGAAATTCGGAAAAGAAGGTGGTATTACTGGTAGTGTAGGAATAAGTAAAAGTGATGTTGGAGATGAGAAAACTATTGGTGGTCAGATTAATATACCTATTCATAAGATTTTTAAAAGAAGAAGAAAAAGAAGATAAATGGTTCAAGTAGTAAAGATACCTTATAGCCCTAGAAAGCTACAAGCATATCTACATGATAATTTAAAAAGATTTTCGGTGGTAGTATGTCATAGAAGGTTTGGTAAAACAGTTATGGCTGTCAATCACTTGCTCCGTGCTGCACTCACAACCACAAACAAATCTTCTCGGTTTGCCTATATGGCACCCACATACAGACAAGCAAAATCGGTGGCATGGGATTATTTAAAATATTATGCACAAAAAGTTCCTGGTGCTAAGTTCCATGAAACAGAATTAAGATGTGATATGCCTAATGGTTCCAGAATATCTCTGCTTGGTGCTGAGAACCCAGATAGTTTAAGAGGTATATTTTTGGATGGTATAGTGATGGATGAATATGCAGACATGCCAGAGAGAGTGTTTGGGGAAGTGGTAAGGCCTGCATTGGTAGACAGAAAAGGTTTCTGTTTTTTTGTAGGAACTCCAAGAGGACAAAATAATTTTTATAAATTATATCAGGAATCAATAACTAATCCTAAATGGTTCTCTAAAGTATACAGGGCATCACAAACAAAGATACTTCCTAAAGACGAATTAGAAGCAGCAAAGGCAATAATGACTGAAAACCAGTTTGAGCAAGAGTTTGAGTGTTCGTTTGTTGCAAATGTTGAAGGTGCTATATATGGAAAGCCATTAGACCAAGCATTACATGAAAAAAGAATTACAAAAGTTCCATACGATGAAGGATATCCTGTAAGTACTTTTTGGGATTTAGGTATTGCAGATGCAACAGCAATTTGGTTTGTCCAAGTAATAGGACACGCAGTTCATGTTATAAATTATTATGAAGCTAAGGGTGAGGGTTTAAAACATTACTGTGAAGTATTAAATACTTATAAGTATCTTTATCAACATCACTATGCTCCACATGATATTGATGTCCGAGAACTAGGTACAGGTAAATCAAGGCGTGAAATCGCTATGGAGTTAGGTTTAAACTTCAAAATAGTACCAAAGTTACCTGTTGAGGATGGAATACATGCAGCACAACAATTAATATCTAGGTGTTGGTTTGATGCAAAAAACTGTGAAGAGGGCCTGCAGGCACTTCGTCAATATCACAGGGTATATGATGAAAAGACTCAATCGTTTAGGACAAGACCTAAACACGATTGGTCATCTCATTCTGCAGATGCCTTTCGTTATATGGGAATTGGACTAGATACAGAAGAAGGATTTATGAGAAAACCAAAACAAAGAATTTCGCAACAGGAATATAATCCATTTACTATGGAGAGTTTAGGATAATGAGTGCAGATCCAGCAACAATGATGGCTATTGGTTCGGTAGTAGGTGCAATGACATCGGTAGCAAGTTTAATGATGCAACCAAAGATGCCGAGCATGGCTATACCAGAAATACCAGAGTCGCCACCACGACCACCTGTTACTAGAGATAATGCAGAGAGTATTGTAAATGATCCACAAGCATCTGCTGCAGAAAAATCGCAGGCACAATCTTTATTAGATGAGATGGCAGGAGAAAGAAGAAGAGTAAAACAAAAAGCAGCAAGGGCTGGATTAATACAAACAGGCCCACAAGGATTACTGGATGAACCAGAAACTTATAAGAAAACTTTATTAGGAGGTACTACATAATGGGAGGTATTTTTTCACCACCAGCACCACCACCACAACCTAAACCTGTGGCTCCACCACCAGCACCAGTTGCTCCAGCAGGACCAACAAAGGCAGAGTTGGAACAGAGTGAAGCAGCAGCAGCACAACAAAGAAAAAGAAAAGGTCGTTATTCAACTATAATGACTGGAGCAGAGGGTGTTACTGGTGAACCGTTGACAGAGAAGAAAACTTTATTAGGAGGATAAAATATGGCTGTAAGTAAATTTGTATCTGACAAACTAAAACAGTTTGAAAGTTTAAAAAACCTTCGTTATTCTTGGGAAGGACATTGGCAAGAAATTGCTGATTATGTTTTACCTAGAAAAGCGAATGTTACTAAGACAAGAGCTAAAGGAGATAAACGAACAGAATTAATTTATGATGCTACTGCAATACACGCATTAGAATTATTATCTGCATCTCTTCATGGGATGCTTACCAACCCTTCTACATCTTGGTTTGATTTAAAATATAAACAAAATGAAATTAATGATGACGCAAATGCGAAGGCATGGTTAGATACTGCTGTAGAAAGAATGTATCAAGCATTTGCTCGTAGTAATTTTCAACAAGAGATACACGAATTATATATGGACCTTACTGCTTTTGGAACTGCCTGTTTATTCCTAGAAGATTCTGATGGAGAGTTGCGTTTCTCTTCAAGACATGTTGCAGAAATATTTATATCTGAAAATCATCAAGGCAAAATAGATATGGTTTGCAGAAAATTTAATATGTCTGCAAGAGCAGCAGTTCAACAATGGGGTGTGCAAGCAGGAAGTAAAATTCTTAATGAAGCAAAAACAGATCCATACAAAGATGTTACAATCTTACACTCTGTCTATCCTAGAGATAATTATGATACAAAGAAAAAAGACAAATTAAACAAACCATTTGGTTCTTGTTATATTGATCCAGACGGACAGCATTTAATTGCAGAAGGTGGTTTTGATGAATTTCCATTTATGGTTCCTAGATTTTTAAAATCATCTAATGAAGTATATGGAAGAAGTCCATCAATGACTGCGTTGCCTGACATTAAAATGTTAAACGAAATGTCAAAAACAACAATCAAGGCAGCACAAAAACAAGTTGATCCACCGTTGCTAGTTCCAGATGATGGATTTGTTTTACCTGTAAGAACTGTTCCAGGTGGTTTAAATTATTATCGTGCAGGAACAAGAGATAGAATTGAACCATTAAATATTGGTGCTAATAATCCAATAGGATTAAATATGGAAGAACAAAAAAGAAGAGCTATTAGAGAAGCATTTTTTGTAGACCAATTACTTTTAGGACAAGGCCCACAAATGACAGCAACAGAAGTTGTACAAAGAAACGAAGAGAAGATGAGATTACTAGGACCTGTTCTTGGAAGATTAACAAGTGAATTATTAAGACCTTTAATTAATAGAGCTTTTAGCATTTTATTAAGAAATGAACAATTACCACCTATGCCAGAATATTTAGAAGGTGTTGATATAGAAATAGAATATGTATCACCACTTGCTAAAGCACAAAGAACTTCTGACTTATCTGGAATATTAAGAGCATTAGAAATTGCTGTTCCATTACAACAACAAGTACCTGTGTTTGATTATATAAATTCAGATAAATTAATTAAATATATATTTGATATATTAGGTGTGCCTGGTACATTATTAAATGATGATGTTAGTGTTGCACAAAAAAGAGAACAAGATGCTATGGCACAACAACAACAATTACAACAACAACAATTGGCACAAGCAGCAGAGTCAGCAGGGAAGGCAGCTCCTGCTGTTAGAGAAGTTGCAAACATGATGACTACAGAAGCAACATAATGGATTTAGATAAATTACAACAATTAAAAAAAGAATATAAAGTTGTCTTTGGTTCTGAACAAGGCAAAAGAGTTTTAAAAGATTTAAAGTTTCGTTGTCATCATTACATACCTACGCATGTAAGAAATGACTCACACGAAAGTGCCTTTCTTGAAGGGCAACGATCTGTTTTATTAACCATTTTAAGTTTTATAAAGGAGGAAAATAAACAAGATGGCTGAAGAGCAAGCACAGGTAGCGACAGAAGAAACATCGTCTGATGTTGCACAAACAGAAGAACAACCGTTAGATGCACAAGTGGATTGGAGAGAAAATCTCCCAGAAGATTTAAGAAATGATCCATCATTGACAACTGTTAAAGATGTGCCAGGTTTAGCAAAATCTTATATTCATGCACAAAAAATGATAGGTGCAGATAAGATTGCAATTCCTGGAAAAAATGCTTCGGAAGAAGAATGGGATGCTGTATATAATAAATTAGGCAAACCAGAAGAAGCAAAAACTTATGAGGAAGATTTGGGTGATTTACCTATTCCAGAGGAAAATGTAAAAAACTTTAAAGATACTGCTCATAAGTTAGGTCTTAAC